TTGCATGTTCTGCAGGTTTGCCTGACTTGCGGCAGATTGGGCTTGTGTCTTAAGCTGCTCTTGCTGAGTTTTCGCCTGGAGTAGCTGCATCTGAAGTTCAAACTGCTGCTTCTGCGCATCTTGCTGGGCCTTAGCTGCCTCTGCTGCTTCCGGTCCTGGGGGCGGTGGCGTCCTGGGACCAATTTGGAAATCATTCATGTCTTGGTCAATGGACTTACCCCATTTATCCAGCAGCTTATTAAGTGGCCCAGTGTCAGATGTAGTGTCTGCATGTTTACTAAATTCGGGCATCGCTACACTCATTACCTGAGCCATGTTACTGGCTTCTCGTTCTTTATTTGGCTTACGAACACTATTGGCAGTTACATGACACTCAACTTCACGAACCGTTTCTTCGACTGAAGATTTCACAATAAACTGATCCCATAGCTGAGCTTCCTGTGGGCCCAGGACAGTTGCTACATCTTTCGCCTCTATCACCCATCTTGCAACCATCTTCTCTTGGCGGGCACAGTGTTCCATCCAGTGCTCAACTTGCTTGGCCATGTGGTCTGGCCGGATGTTCATTTGAGACCGCTTTGTTTCAGCATCAGCGGCGCTTCGGCTTTGTGCGGCTGTCATGCCATACAAAAGCTCCGACAGGCCAACTCGCTTCTCGAATAGTTCCGTAAGCATGGTTATGACCTGCCACATGTCCGCCTTCATCTGTGGCTGTTGTATCCACTGGACTACTTTGTTTATGTCCCCATAGATTTCCTTGACCGGGAAAATGGTCATGTCCTGGCCTTTTTTTAGCCATTTTTCTACATCCTTATGCGCGCTTTGAAGTACCGCAATAAAGTCGCGGCTAGAAGACCAAGTTCTATTTACAATATGCGACACCAATACATTCAGTGTAATCAGCTCGCCTAGCCCAGGCTCTAATGGAGCAATGGGCCAAGCAGAGCTTTGCGGGTCCTTGTCGGGCACCCTGTTCCAGTAATCTAGGCAAACAACAGGCCACCGATCATCTTTCCAGAATGGATATTCCCATTCCAGCATTTTCTTTATTTCTTCAGAAGACGCCTTAGAGACTTTTTTCGGCGGCGCATTAAGTGGGTAATCTATATTTGGAGCAACAACCATACGAACATAATCGCCCACTTTCTCAAACGCATCATTGTATTCACTTTTGAGTCCGGCAAGCCTGTGTCCAGCGCCCGCCTTTGACCATATTTCATAGTACGTAATCGTGTCGTGGGTTTTACCCATTGCACGGTCGTTGTTTCCGAGGTCTTGATTAAACCTTTCCCCAAAGCTACTTCGTCGCTCGTAAGTCGCTGCAGAGCTAAGCTTTCCTTTAAGATTAAACTTTCTTTCTACATACCAGACGGGCTGAGTTCTCCTGACCGCCATCCACCAACATTCATTAGGGCCAAGCCCAGTGGCGTCTGGGTCAAGGAATAAATCATCCACAGAGATATAGGTACATCCGGTAAGCTTCGTGTCACTCCCAGGCATCGTATACGCTTCGGGCATTAAGCACCCTCGGCCCTTGACAAGGGATTCTGTAATTGCCTTTTGGGCTGCAGTCTCCAGACCGCCTCCTGGCTGCTCATCTGGAGTGTAATTCAACCAATGCTCCATAAGAGAAGCACGTATAGACCTTTGAGCGTCGGAATCATTCTTCTTCTGAATTGCACTTTCAAATGACTTTTGTGCTTGCTGCTGCTGCTGCTGCTGCTGCTCTAACTGCTGAATCTGCTGCTGTACCTGCTGCACCTGCTGCTGTGCTTGCATTGCTTGCGGGTTTTGCTGCATCAACATTTGCTGTGCTTGCTCAGGCGGTATGCCTTGCTGCTGTGCTTGTTGTATTTGCTCCTGCATCGGTGCCATTGCCTGCTGAGCCGCCTGCTGGGCCTGTTGAAGTTGCCCCTGCAACTGCTGCATTTGCTCGCCAACTTGCTTTTGTATTGTTGGATTTACCCCAAATAATTCAGGAACTAAATCCATGTGCTTTCTTGCTGAAAGCATTCTCTGAGGGTTCTGCCAATACAAAGTAGGGCCGTAGATAGAAACAAGCTCAAAAGCTTTATTCAGGGTCACATGGAAATTCGGGGCGACATTAGTCCCTAAGAACTTCCTGCGGAAATCCGGTTCCCACATAAAAGAAACGGATGCCTGGAAGAAAGCCGTACACTGCTCAGACACTTCATTGAAGTGGCTCTTAGCCTGCTTTGCCAATTCAATTTTGGAAAGCCATCCAGAGGTAATTTGCCGAAGGGCATCGTCCAGCTTAGACTTTGATTTCCCTAGGTCCGGTCCAGTGCCTGTTATCATGCGTTAGCCTCAATCGCTTCTCTTGGCAATTCACCATTTAAGTAATGTGGAAACTTCCGCAACACAGCGTTAACTCTTTGATGGGTCATGCCAGCGCCAATTTTGTCAGCAACAATCTGGGCCCTCCCCGGTTCCTCTCCCATTTCCCGGCTAAAACGAATAATAAGCATTTCCTGTTCGTCAGGATTGTTCATCATGTCAACTTCTATACGAACATTCTCCTCTGCTTCCTTTAAGGCAATTGCTTTTACTTTTTCCTGGGAATCCTTCTCTTCTTTAATTCTCTTTTCGTATGCTCCAACTAGGTCCCAGGCTCCCCATCTTTTCATGCCTTGAGGGGAATCGTCACGGTCAGGGTGGCTTACATGCTTTACATTAAGCATCGGCTCTCGCCTGCCTGTCGGACTTAAGGTGTAAATAGTTATACATTCATCATTTACTCTATCAACCACCGTGGCAGAGTATGGCTTTTGGTTTAAGTCTCCATGCGGATACCAAACAACACTTTCCCCAATGCATGGGGATTTAGGTAAAGAGTCTAACATGACATTCCTCGGGGGTTAGCTTGCGGCACCTGGGCCAATTTTCATAACAGCATCTTCGCTCTCCGGGCCTTTCTTCTTTTTCTTCCAGACCTGGAACTCTTTCCATGCAGGGGATGGCATAGCGAGGGCCTTATCTGGTTCAATATACTCTGGTTCTGTCGATATGTAGTAGCGCAAACAGTCCATTAAGTGGTCTTTTTGTCTTGGGGCAGGCTTTTCCGCGACCTCCTGCCTTCTGATTCCACCGCTTTTCTTGTAATCACTGATTTCCATATAGAAGTTATGTGTAGTATCAAGGACAGCAAGTAGTTCAGTTGTACCGTCGCCTCTTATGTTTAAAGACTCCCGGACCCTAGCGCACCCAGCTTCCACGTTATCAGCACCAAAAGAAAAGGCACTCCCTGTTTCTATTGACCTTAATCCATGCCTAGCGAAAGCTTCGCTGTATATGTGGTGCGTTGTTTCCCCTGCGCCACGCCCCCAGCCGGTTTGCCTAGCAGCCCTCTGGTCAATTACAAATGACTGGAAATACGTAGACCCAGTTTTCATAGCAATAGCTTTTGCCGTTTCGTCTGCGCTGTGGCGGTGAAGATATAGCTCTCCGTAAACTATAAAAAACTTCCCGGCAAATTCGTGGTCCGGTGGTGTTGTGGCTAAAAGTACAGCAGTTGTGGCATGCCCTGGGTCCAAAACCAGGTCTTTTCTCCAGTGCGAAGGAGGTCTTCCGCCATTTGCCCTTAATGCCGACGCGATTCTTCTGATTTTTTTATTTGATTCATTTTTCCCAGGTTCTTGTATATGTATGCCATGAAGGTCTTTTGAGAAGGACGGGTACATAAGAATGTGCCCAATAACGTAATCCCCGCGATCCCTTGCGGCCAATACATCAGAGCCATGCGAAGACCATCTCTTCAGCATCTTTTCTTTTTCACGTTGCTCAATAAATTGGTTTTCACTGAACCGTATTTGAAATTCCTCGATGTCTGGCTTATCAAGTTCCTTTTCTTGCTCGGCACGCTTGGACAACATCATCAATGCGTGATTATGGCTGTATGGCTGTGCAAGCCAAAGGAGAATTCCTCCCTTACGAAGTCGAGATTGCCATTCCTCAACGTGGTCTGGGTTTTCTATATCTTCGTCAATGCAAATAATATTAGGTTCATCACCACGCTTTGCCGCTACGGACGTACTAGAAAACGCACGGATAATAGTACCGTTCTTAAGGACGCATCTCTTGAACTGCTTGGCACCCTTGTTCTCCCATGCCCATTGAGTTTGGTCTATTAGCCTCTGTGGTATTAACTGTGGAACAGCTTCCATTTCCTCGGACCTTGCCAAGTCAGCTTTGTCCCAAGGCTTAAATATCCGATACTCACCTGACTCTTTGTCTCGGATCATTTTCATTCCAGACATTTCCGTAAATAAATATCGGTGAATTGTTTCACCTATATGATCCCAACCAAAACCAACAACCCATATCAACAGAGGTGACTCAGGATACTTGAACGGCATTTCCTGTCCGTTCATACCAATTAAGGGAATGCCCGTGGCGGCAGACGCAAGTTCGGCAAAGCCAGCACAAGACTTACCTGAACCAGCACCGCCACGTAGAACTTTTTCGCTGGCCGTGGAGTTATGGAAAGCCTCTATCTTCTTGCTTCTTGGCCTGTAGACGCGAATGGCATCGCGCTTTCTTTGCGCTCTTTCAATGGAAAGGGCTCTAATCCTTTCATTCATATCATTCGATATTGACATTTGCTATTTCCGCGAACTCTGGGGTAGGGTTCTTAGTGTCTACTACCCGTAGGCCAGAAGCATCTACGAGTTGAGTAAGAAGCTCTGGCTCTCCAACAAGCCGTGCAAGCATCAGCTTTGAAAGCTCTTCCTCGATTTCATTGTCATCTAAGTCTTCAATATCCGGGGCACTGTCACGGTATTTAGTGGACAGTTCCATTAACCGAACGAGGCCGTTCATTGCGTCAATGGCCGTTTTGCTTCCAGGATTATCTCGAACCAATGACGTAAGAACACCATGGTGCATTGTTACAATTTCATCTAGGCTCCCGAACTTCTCTATAAGCTTGGCGCAATACTCTGCTACGTGCGGAGCCTCAACCTGAGTACCGCGAAGCATTGCGGTAAACTCAGACAGTGCAGACTTAAGCCGCTTTTTCTTGCTGTCTGACCTGCGAAGCTTCGCGATATCCTTATTGCAGCGATTGCACCAAGTTTTATTTGGCCCTTTGCCAAAACTGTTGCGAGATTTATCTTGGCCGCACTTAGCACATATTTTGTGATTTCTAGTGGCTAAAGAGTTACTCATCCTTTTGCCTTAACTGAATTCACCTGAACCATCCAGAACCCATTTTCACCAACGTGTACTACTTTACTTAGCCCAAAAACCTCGGTTATTGCTTCTACGCTTGCGGCATAAAGTCCTCGGTCAAACTGACCGCCGCATATAAATCCTCCAGGCTTAATCAATCCAGCCCATTTGCTAATCATTGAAGCCATGTCTGAATATACACCGCAGGTGCTTAAATAAACTATATCTAACGGCCTGTCTATTCCTTGAAAACTCTGGGTTATATCTCCTTTAACTGGCCATATTGTTTTCTGGAAACGGTCGCCTACGTATTCCATCCATTCTTTTAACGGGTGTCCGTCGCCATCAACGCAATCCCCCAAACACAGAACTCTACCGCCCGCGCCAGAAAAGCTGTCTGAAATTGCAGGGGAAATCCTGCCTGTATAGTGTCCGACAACAATGCAATTAAGAGACTCGCCTCTCCGCATTACAGAAAGGTCTGATGTATTTTCAGACAAATCAACAAGAATAGAGTCACTGATAGGAGGTGTTTCCATTTCATCAGACTCAACCCTTTGCTCTTTTTTTATGACTTGCCCATTAGAAGAAGGCTCCGGGATACTCATTTCCTCAAACCTTTGCGTGTCATCCATTTCTTCAAAGACTTCTTTTGCGCTTGGCTCGTCGTCCTGCAGAAGACCTAAGAGAATGGCAATTATCTCCTGTAAAGCTTCCTGTACTCTTTCGTCGTCCATGTTGCACCATTGGGGTTAGGGGTTGTTACACAAATGTATACGCAAGCGCAAGAATAAAAAAGGGCGTGACCCCCGAAAGAGCCACGCCCAAGCTTTAGTGCTAGCACCAAGCCAACCCCAATATCAAGGCTACTCGATTTCTACATGGACAAGAACCGTTCCGGCTGTGATGAAGCCAGAAGTAACCAAACCGGTTCCTGCTGTCCCGCCATCAATGGCCTTTCCAATAAAGTGTCCAAGTAGCTTGTCATCAGACGTTCCACCGTCAGGCACAGCTTCAACTGTTCCCGCAACATCTGCGACCCACATACTTCGCCCTTGATAAATCTTGGAAGCAGTATGTGACGTTGCACCTGTAACAATCTTGGCACTAACGGGTCCATGAACGATGATGTAAATTAAATCGTTATCCTGAGCACCAGTCGTTGGCAGGTGGTCGTCCACAATACCGGCACACTGATTGCCAATGGCAGCGGTGCAAGTAGTAACGCGAGTTCCCCAGTAGCCGTCAGCATACTGAACTGCGGTCCCAGGGGGAAGCAATCCACTGCTGGCGTTACGAACAACTCGGCACACAACATCTGCGTTGCTTCGTCGAGACTTCGCGCCCTTTACAATATCCGGCAAATAAACAATTTGCCCTTCAAGGTGTACGCCCTGAAGGTCGGCAGTATCTATCGTAGTTCCCTGTGCCGCCGAACGACCGCGAGGGAACGGAATCTTATTTCCACGACTCATAGTTCTCTTTCCTCTAAAAAAGGTTCAACGGAATTAGGATGTAAAATCTGCAAGTTTACTGAAATGCTTCGGATTGTAACGAGCGTTACCAAAGAAGCCAATCAGCCACAAGTAACCATCAGTGTTGATGTCGTACTCAGGACCACGGCTGCTGAACAGCACGTTGTCAAGAGACTCCAGGCACATCTGATTGATGTTCAATCCGTATCCAGTTCCGGCAGGAACATCGAAATCGGCTTGAATCATTACGCCATCCTGGTTCAGCGTATCAGTAAAGCCAAGGTCGTTGGCTTCGCTGTGCGGAACAGAAATACGATACTTCGCTCGCATCTTGTTCTGATAATCGTAGAACAAGTCGCCAGAAAGAAGGTAAATGGTTGGACGACCCTTCTTACCACCAGTGAGAGTTGTCCAGATTGTAGTCTGGGCAAGAACCCGCTCGCAGTTATCAGCCCACGTAGTCGATCCGGTTCCCCAGTTCGAGCTAGCGTAATTGATAGGCTTCGGCGTATTCCAGTCGTAATCAGCCGTTCCGTTTCCATCCGGCCAGTCCGTTGCAATAGTTGCATTA